ATTTCAGCTTGATTGACTTGAGCGTCATTCAGTCTGTAAGTTGTATTTTCTAAAGCAAAATATATGTTTAGTTTCAAAAGTTCGTGAACATTTGATTCATCAAAGTCTATTGCACAACCTGTTATTGCTGCAGTACTAGGGGCTATAGCGTTATTGCTACCACCTGTTATTCCTGCACCCGCTAATGCGGCCCACATGATATTTTCTACCATATCATAAGTTCCACTTGCTCTGAAACTTGCTGCTCCATGTACAAATGGTCGAACATAAGTTCCAAATGACCATTCTGCCGGGGGTAGTGCATCGTTGAATCTCTTTGATCCACGATTTGGTTCTGCACCTGCTTCATTGATTGTTACATCAGTTGATTCACTTCCTTGCGAGAAGCTATATCCATCTAATACACCAATTCTAAAAGTATTACAGTCAGTTTCATTGCCTTTGAATAAACCTGATGCTGCTCTTGAGCCTTCTGCTGTGGTTGCTGCATCTGTTTTAGTTAGCACTGTAATTACAAGGCCTGAACCACTAGAGCTACCTCCTAAAAAGGTTTCTACTGCTGTTGCTAATGCTGTTTCGTTAAGTCCAAAACTCCTTCCTCGGAAATTATTTGGAATAGCTACTGTAGCTACAGGGCCTGTTCCGCCCCCTCCAGTTATGGATAGTACAATACATTTTGCACCTGCTCCTGAACCGGAAGTATTACCTAACTCAACTATGTCTCCTACGGCATACGCTGTTCCTGGAGTACTGACATAAGCAGTTAAGATACCGCCCGCTGTCGTGTGAACTCCATTCACTGAGCTTACAAATACTTTCGTATTTCTTGAAAGATTTAAAGCCATTGCTTTTCTCCTATCTTTTTTAGTCTTTGAAAGTACTTAGCTAGATTTTTATCTGCTTTGTAATTTCGGTTTTAATATCTAACCTCTACTAACATTTCTCCAATTCCTAAAGGTGTTAATACACCCTCATCAGTGGATAGTGATATTATGGTTAGGGAAGTTGTTGTTAAATTTGGACTTACATTATCATCGTAAATCAAAATATCATTATTATCTACCACTCTCTCTATATCTTCCATTAAAAGAGCTAGTATTTCTTGAGGATCCGCTTCATTATTAATATAACATCTTATATCTAGTTGCAAAAATCTCCATTTAAAACCATCGGGTTGATATTGTCTAGTCTCATCTCCAGCAACCACACAAATATGTGGATACTCTTGAATTTGATCTAAAAATTTCAAATGCCCTTCGGCATTATTAAATAAGTTTGAGTTATAAGGGGCTGTCCCATTTATTCTCAAATTTAATTCTTTTACTAAAGCATCAACGATTTTCTTTCTGGCTGTTCTATAAGTTGATGCCACTATGTTCTCCTAAGAGTTAATTTTGTCTCCATATGTTGAACCGCTAAGTTTCTTATACTCTTAGTAATAAGAGGTTTAGGGTTATATGCTACGGGCCATTTTCGTGAACCTGTGTTTTCAAAGGTCTCATAAGGCCTGTACATATATGAGTATTTTCCCACCATTCCAGCTTTTGAGGGAACTAAACTTTCTAATTTTACTGAATTTGAAAATCTACCTGTTCTATTTATTAATGCTGGTCTTCCCATGTTTCTTCTAACTTCTGCGGGAAGTCTTCTATTTATTAATCTTCTTAAATGTAGAGCAGCTTTAGCCTGGCCTGAGCTACTTTTACGAATTCGTTTCTTTGCTATGTCTTTTGAGGCTGCTGCTTGAAGAGATTTTTTAACTCGTCTCTTTTTAGCTTTCAATTTAGCTAATCCAGCTTTAGTTTTGCGCAAATCCATTTTGTTGTTATAAGTTCTGCTAGTTACTGTCTTAGATTTAGTTTTTCTAGGGGTTTTACCTTCAATTATATCATCTAACTGTTGATCTATAGATTTCCATATTCCTTTTGACCCCTCAATATCTATGCTACTATCTGATATTGTATTAAATATGCTATCTAATTCAGCATCAGTAGTCTCCATCTCCCTCTTTACTTGGTCATCTATACCGTAGTTTCCAGTCATAACTCTATCTATAACTGCTCCAAGTTTTGCTTGATAACTGCTTTTGTCATCATGAGTGTCCTTTTCTTCTATTGACCACTCGCCAAGATTTGGGTTATTACCCAGTACATCTACATCATTTATTTTCGTAGATACAATACTATAAGGTGTTTGCGAATTATTTGCTTCTAAAACTCTTTGGAGTTCCGCCTCTGAAGGAAAGTTACCTTTATCTATTAAATCTAAATGGGCTCTTGCTGTTTTTAAAGCATCTATCCTTTCTTGAAGCTCTCTAATTGCAGCCTGCCTGTTTACTTCTGAATTAGCTCTCGCTATTCCCATTGCTTCTAATGTATTACCCTTTCCTGCAACATTTCCTGCTTGAAGGTCCTGCTGTAACTCTTGGGTTGCATCTATAAGTAATGTAATTCTTGAACCTATTGGTGTAATGTCTTTATGGTCTAGCTCATATTGACCACTAAGGCCTGCACTATTTGCTAACTCTTGCATCAGTCTTGCTACTTTTGCGTGTTTTGCTCCGTGTGCACCTTCTTGAAGCCCTGCTTCTCCACGTACGGAATCTGTGCCTGCAAATAAGTCAGTCTGAGTTTCTCTTAACATGCCTCCAGCTGCTTCGTCCAATGCATCGTAGAACTTATCAGTATTTACTAACGTACCTCTTTGTACGTCTAATATTATGCTTCTTAACCCTGTATTACGAGAACTAAGTTTCACATCGTACTGAAATTTATCTATTATTTTTTGCCACTCTTCACTTCTTTCTTTTCCAGCTGTTCCTGGTAATGTTGATACTTTAAGTGCCATTATTTATATACCTTATACATATCAAGTACTCTTTTGATATGATCTGGAAATCCTGCATTATTTCTAATACTAGTAGATACAGGGTTTTCAATCATTGCTCCTGCAATCTGCATTCTTTCCTTTCTTTCGTCTTTAAGATAGTACTTAACTAAATCAAATATTGCTAGTTTTAAATCTTCTGGGCAAGAGCTATATCCAGCAGTATATACCACCTTTACAGCTTTTCTCCCTTTCGGAAATGCTTTATCAACATCTTGATTAGTACGAATTATACTATCCGTCATAGAATCTATAATATATTCATATTTACCACTACTGTCAGAATTTTCTGTGATTAGTGTAACATATGAATCTGCTTGTGATTCTCTTTCTTGTACTGAAGTTACCGTTCTAATAGGCCCTTCATCTAACATAACTCTAGTAGTTATATTATCTTTAATGTCAAAATATTCGGTTTTTGCAGAACTATAGTCATCTATAAGACTAGTACCGCAATAGTTTTTAACAAGTTCGCTAACAGAATCTACTATAACATTAATGCGGGCGTCCATAGTTACTCCCGTCAAACCTGCGAAATCCTTGTACTGTTGTAATGTTATTAAATCTGCCATATTTTTCCTTTTAATTTTAGTGAGGGGATAAACTCCCCTCACATAAAATCATTAAGCTATTAAGAAGCTTTATACGCAAGCGTATGTACTGAAGTCGCTGTAGCAATCAGATCGGTAAATCCGATTCTTTGAGAAGCCACTAGGACTCTCCTTTGATTGGCTACTTCGTAGTCAGATTCAATGGTAATTCCACGTAAACGTGGCATTACATAGTTCTGAGCCCAAACTGCAACCGCAAATACTTTATTTACTGCTGGTGTAGCAAACTCATCACAGACTATGACTTTAGAGCCATAAACTGATCCGATTTCACCTTTTAACTTAATCGCTGTGTCAGCGCCAACTAGGTTGACATCTTGGAACTCAGCATCACTAAGTAGGTTGAAGTACTCCTGAGAGTTTACAATGTAAACAACTTCTGAAGGATTCATACCATATTTACCCATTTTCTTTCTCATAGCGAGAAGATCTGTAGCTACTAATGTTTCAGAAGCAAATGCTGTTCCAGATACTGTTTGATGTGACGTACCTGAGTTACCGATCCCGGCAAGCCTTATAAGACCTGTTGGACCAGCTCCACTTGTACCATAAACACCATCGGCATGATCACCTGCTAAGAGTGCATTTTCAATTCCTCTTGCGTGTGATCTAACAATCGATTCCCTAATTAAAGGAAGAATTGGTAGTATTGCATCTTCTTCAGTTTCGTTACCTAAGTAAGATTGTGAAATTAATTTCTTAGTTGAAAGAGTCTTTTCAGTTAGATCGATACCACTGTATGTTCCATCATAAGTATCGCCTCTCTCTTCCAAGTTACCATGTGGGCTTGAGCCCGATGCTGTTTGATTAGCTGTAAATTCAGCATATCCAGCATCTGGTAAGATTGGAATAATTTGCGTAGCTGAAGTCATTTGGATTTCTCTAAATAACGGAGCTAGTACTAATTTTAACTGTATATCTCTTTCGACATTA